ATTCCGCCCCCCTAAACCCCCAAACCCCCCGAGATTTCTGTAACGACTTCGTCGAGAATTATTTCTAATTCGTAAAAACCGGGGGGTTTGGGTTTTGCTAAACCCCCCATTCGGGCTAAACCCCCCTCGAAACAAAAAAAGCGCCTATTCAAGGCGCAAAGAATCAAAGAAACAATGCTACAATACCCGCCTATTCGCAGCTCCAGGTCTCAGTTTGCAGCCTGAGTCGAGGAACCACACCAGCGGTGAACGACCGATCCTCGAATACGACCTTGTTGGTCGGCTGGATCGTGAGTCGTCCGTTGTCTAGTTCAAGGAACATGAACTCCTTGTTTTGTTCTGGGGAATCAGAGAACCCCTCGTTCATAGGGGCGGTGGTAAAGAGATACGACCCTCGGTAGGATTTGTCGCCGATGAGGGCGTGGCAGCGCAGGCCGCGGAGGTAAGTGTATTCGTGGACCGCCCAGTCGTGACCGTAGCAGTCCCAGAGTTGAGCGTCTTCCTCGCTCCATAGGGGCTCGGGGTCTTTGGAAAAGGATACAGCGTGCGGGGGGAGGTTTCGGTAAACGGCTCCGCATTCGAGCATGACATTCAGGCCCCACATCCGCCCAGGGATCGACACCAGGCCGAACCACACCCCAGGGACAAAGCCACAGGGAGTTTCGTGCGTATAATTCGAGTCCACCTCGATGTAGAGGTGCTTGGGGAGGCTCCCGATCCGGGTGTTCATAGCTCGCCTCGGATAACTTTTTCCGCCGTCTCGGTCTTTTCGAGCATTCGGTTGATGCGGTCGAGCCAGTTTGTAGCCTTTTTAGGCTTTTTCTCGGTCTTTTTGCGCGGTTTGGTGGAGGGAATGGGTTTGAATTTCTGTTCTGGCGCGATTTCAGTGACCTCGTAGGTCGTGAACCGCTTCCGGCAGCGGGCACATTGCCGTCTGCGGCGGACGCGAAGCTCGTAGGCATCGCGGAGTTTGCGGGAGTCGATGATTTTGGACTTGGCGGCTTCGCAGTGAGGGCACTTCATTTCGTGAACCAGTGCTTAAAGTGCCCAAAGTCGCGGGGTTCTGTGACAAAGGTGTTCTTCTCGCACACATCGCACTTGCCGAAGTGGAAAGTGGACACAGATTTGACCTTGCTAGAGCCGTGTTTTCGTCCGCATGGAACGCAAGCCCAAGATGGGTAGGGCTTTTCTTTCATTTAGAGGTGGACATTTTGACAGACATTAGCGCCTCACGGAGTTCGGTGACGACGCCGAACTTGTCGTTCTCGAAGTCGATTTCAGCCAGTGCGATAGCCCTTTCTGCGATGTAGATTAGTTCTCTAATCTGCTCCCGCGCCTCGTCGCGCTCGCGTTCCAACTGCTGTGCGTGGAGCCGTGGGTTGCAACTGGCGCTATCCCAACAAGCATCCGTCTCTGGTGTATCGGTCATTTAATGTCCTCCCATTTTCCTAATGTTTTAAGAAATGCCTCGGCGCGTTGGCGGGCAGTTGCGCGAATTAGCTTATTGGCTATTGACCATGTAATTGTGTGGTCGTCGTATTGATCTCCTTGCGGAATAATTAGATGGTAAAGGTTCACGGCAAAATAAAAGTCATTATCGAGCGTTTCCCCCGCTTCGTGCATCGCGTTGAGGTCGTTGCAGTAGTCGGGGATTTGAGTTTCCAGCGTTCGATTGCCATGCTCTGTCCGCTTCCAGCCATGCGGCCTTCTTCCAAATTCTACAGGAGCGTGAGAAGACTGAATTTCTTTCCACCCACACGCCTCAGCGATGGCAATGTTGATTTGTTCGTCACTCATTTCGCGCCCTCCTTGAGTTTCTCCAAAATAGACCCTCTCAAGCTCTCAAGGCACTTGATCGCCATGTCGATTCCCGTATTAGTCCCACTCCTAGCTCCATCCATCCAGATCGGTTTCTCGTCGCGTCGAAGCAACTCGATCAATCTTTTGTTCTCTTCTCGCAGTGCGTCGCGCTCGCGTTCAAAACTTTCGCTCGTTGTGGCAAGAACAACGACGAGCTTTCTTCCTTCCGTATCGAAAGCAATAAACGATTTGGCGTCCGTCTCTGGTGTATCGCTCATTTCATTCTCCCATAAAGCCCGCAGAGGGGGCAGGTCGTGAACTTCCTGTTCTTGCGTATGCTATTTGCTTCGATGATGTTCATAACACACGCAGTCAGAATCGTGATCCCTAGGGCGATGAAGCAAATCGTCTCTCCGCTGATGAACTTCTCCCGCTTCATTTCTCGGTATCCAGGAAGTCGATCGCCTCGGCGACGAGTTTTTTGGCGGTCGCGGCCCCGATGAACCGGTAAATCCCGACGAGGGCCTCGTCTCCGGCCTCCAGAACGAAACGAGCCTTGTCAGTGTCTTCGAGTTCCTTGAGCTTGATGCCGTGTTTCTCGGCAAAACGGTTCATTCCACACCCGAGACGGGTCCAGTGGTTCCCGATCAGGCGTTTTTGGGCTTGTTTTTTCTCGTCGCGGAGCGACCAGGCGAGTTTGAGTAGTGTTTCGGTGTTGTCTGTTGTCATAGTTATGCGGTTATTACTGACATCTGTGGTTTGATTTCGTTCAAAAGAAAAAGCCCGCTTCGTGATTGCCAGTTGTGGCGGGCGCACAACCTGAAAGAACGGGCCTAACCTTTCCCGTTTGGCGTTTGTAAGCGTCACGACTCGCTTTTTTCCGTGCTGTCGAAGGTCACATCACCTTTCGGCTCGACCCACGGCAGGAAAATGGAGAATTGGAGGGACTTCTTCGACTTCGGCGCTCTCTTGACCACCTCAACGCCGGTGTCTCCCCTGGCGGCAAGCTCTCGAAGCCGCGCGGACAGGATCGTGTGGGTGATCCCGCGCATCTGTTCCGGTGAAGAACGGAAACAGTTTCCAAGCTCGTCAAGAATCGCGGAGGCAGTGCCGACGAAAGGGGTTTTTCTCTCGGAGGCCGGACGCCTGCCCCACCATTCGGCGAGCTTTTCTTGAATCGAGTAGGCGAGGGAGGTCTGGAAGATGCGCTCCTGAACTTCTTCTGCAATGATTGGTCGAATCCCATAGCGCCCCCGTTCGTCGAGCACTTCTTCTGGGGGGTTCCAAGCTCTAAGCCAAGCTAGAAAGTGGGGCAGTTCCGTCTTTTCGATGTTTTTGAAGACCTCCGAAGGCGGGTGGTCCTCCCATGATTTCATATAGACGGCAATCATCTTGTCGGCGTTGCTGATTTCGAGGTTCGGCATGAGCCGGATTGAGAACGGGTCGTCGTTGAGGGCGAGGACCACTCTGCCCGCCCAGGAAATCTCGGTCGGGGTCTCGAACTTTTTGTGGTAGGAGTGGACTGGGTTCGCAACGAGTTTTTTAATCTGCGCCGCATACTGGTTGCGCTTCTCCTCGCTACTGGCTCCGCGGGCGTCGTCGATCACCGCGAGCGGACTCTCGAATACATCCGCAGTAAAACCTCCGGCGTCCCCGCTTGCCATGGAGGAGAAATCGGCAAAGCCTCCCATGGCGGGTTTGAGGACCTTGTGAATCGTCCACGACTTGTAGCAGTGAATCGGACCGACCATGGCGAGAGCCTGCCCTGGAGCGAGTTCCCCCTCCTCGGCGCTTTCGTAGAAGCGTTTGAACCACGCGAGGAAAAGGTCCTTGTAGATCGGCTTGGCGAAAACATTGTCATAGACTTGGGCGATGAGCGGGAATCGCACGCCCCAAGCCCCCGCGATCTGCGCGGGCTCCATGAGCTTGATCGTGGAGGTATTGAGGAATTTGCGCCCGCCACGAACGAAGATGTCGTTCTTGTGGTATAGGAACGGAGCGGCCCCATCGACACGGCGGTGCTTGAGAATCGTGTGCTTGGCGCGGTCCAGCGGGGACGCTGTCTGCCCCTTGGCGGCTCGGTCGGAGAAGCCCCGAACCTTGAGCATGGAAGTCACCATGCCGCCTGCCAACAAACGCCAGATGTTGTCTGCCCCGCGGTCGTAAAAGTTGCGCCCGTCAAAAGCGATGTCATCGAACTGGTCGGGATCGACCGAGTGCCCGACTTTCAGCTTGCGCTTTGCATCGTCAATGGCTGCGGAGAAGGCGTCGGGTTCAGATACAGGAGCGTCTGCGTCTTCCCCGTGTCCTTCCTCTCCACGAACGGGAGCCTCGTCAGCCTCACCGCTGTCAGACTCCCCTGGCAGGCCCCCAGCGGAACTACCAAGCTCGCCAATTTTCTCACTCTCTCGCTCCACTGCTCCTTCGAGGTCGCGTTGATTAAGATGATCGAGTGCGCCGACTCGTTCCCCGAAAGGGTTATGGAAACGATCGGGAGTGGGAGTTTTTTCAGTATTGTCAGCCATAGGTTAGGTTCAATTTTGTCGCTTTCAACGAGAGCGAATTTGTAGGCCGATATGCTCTCCTCGGCTCGACGACTCGCTTTCCCGAGTCGTTCGATAAATGTTTTCTCGCCGCTGACGGGGTTCATCAGGAACCAAGCTCCGACGCGGTTGTTTCTGATGACCCAGTCCAAGAATCCCCTGGGTGTCGAGTGGCCCCACACCATCTGGCCTTGGCTCCGTTCGTCGTTAAAGACGACGGTTCTCTCCCCATCGGCATAGACCATGCGGAGGTAGTCATGCACCGTGACACTGCGAGGGTCGATCGGGCTCATAGCCTCGATTTCCTCGAAGGAAGTCGGTCCCTCTTTGGTGGCTTCCTTGATGGCATCGGGGTCGAGATCGTGGCGCGGGATGTAGTGTGTGCGGTTATGCAACCCGCCCCCGCGAATTTTGCGGAGGGTGTTTTCGACTTCTCCTGGCTGGGCAGGGCGAGACATCCAGTGGTCCACCCACGCCTCGATGTCGTCATCATCCAAGCCTGCGTTCACGAGCCCGTTGATGACGAGGTAGAGCCATCGGTGGCACCCTTCGCCAGACGGAGGGCACTCCGGCAAGCACAAGTCACTTGGCTGATGTTCCTTCGGGTCGATCATTTTTCGGTTTCTTGAATATCCGGTCGTAGTTCTCCCGATACTTTTTCCAATCGGTGTTTGCGCGGGCCTGTGGCCCTGTGCCAGTCCTTACTTTTTTTAGTTCGATCGTTTTGCTCATAGATTTCCTGACAGACGCGGCGGATGCGCTTTTCGTTAAGCCCGAGCGCGAATGCCATCACTTCAAAGGCGTAGGAATTAAAAAACCTCATCGCGGCATCCCGCTCGGTTTTAAGTTCGAGATCGGCTCGCGCTTGCTCGATGATCGCGCATAGGACGCGCCTGGCCCCAATCGTGTCGAGGGGAGGGAAGTTATTTGACATAGCTTTTCGTGAGGTTCGCTTCGGCTCCGACGGGGAGATCGGCGCACCAGTCGGGTGCGGTTGCCATGATGGATTCGATGTCCTTGAGGGCGTCATCCGCTTTGTCCTCATCGACGAGGCAGACGACTTCGTCGTGGATTCGCATGATGACTTCGTAGCCCTTGCGATCGAGTTCCGACACGCGATCCATGAAGATGTCGCGGGCAAAAGCCTGCGTGAGGTTTTCGGCGAGGAGTCCGCCATAGAGCTTGCTCCGCATCATTTTTCCGTTGCGCGGAATCACGCCTGAAAACTCTCCGCGCTCCCCCTTGATCTCGCGGTAAACCAACTCGCGCCCCCGCGGGAGACGCACATTGAGGGTCGCTCCTGCACTTTTCTCCAACGCAGCTTGCAGCTTGCGCCAAAGGGTCACGATTCTTGGGTTCGAGGCGCGGTAGTCGGCGACAATGCGCTCCGCCTCGGCAGGCGCGATTTCCAGCCCCGCCATCATCTTTGCGACGACCTGGAATTTCTTAGCCCCACACCCAAAGCCGAGCCCTAGCACACGGGCCTTGGCGAGTTGGCGCATCGACTTGTCCACCTCTTTGAGCGGGCGCAAGTCGGAGTAGCCCATCGTGGCGCGAGCGTGTGCCTCGTAAACATCAACGCCAGTCCGCAAAAGATCGAGCGTCGCGTGGTCGCCAGCAAGCCACAGGATGCAGCGGGCTTCGATTTGCGCGAGGTCACAAACGACGAGCATCTTGCCCTCGGGCGCTTCGATCATCGAGCGGATGTCCACGCCAGAGACGATGTCCCTAGGGAGGTTCTGGGCGTTCCAGCCGCCACTGCCCGAGTCGCGCCCTGTAGTCGCGCCAAAGTATTTCAGGTCGTAACCCATCCTCCCGTCGGGGCGGGTGCGGGAGAGCATGGTCTGGATCGTTTTAAGGTGCTTGTTCGCCTTTCGGTGTTCGCGAATAGCGGATACCCATGGGAACTTGTCCGCGAACTCCTCCTCCCACTGCTGCGCTTGATCTTCTTTTTCGGCGAAGCTGTCGGGAGCCCAAATCCCCTCGACCGCGCACTGGTCGCGCACCGCATGGAGGCTCAAAGCGGGCCTCGCTGGGTGCCACGGCAACAGGTCGCGGGTTTCGTTGGAGGTCTGCTCCAAAGTTACGCTCGCATGGAATAATTTTTTGATATTTACCGGCACGCCGCGCATCGTCATTTCGCGGGTCATGCGGGAAATTTCGCGCTCGTGCTCCGGCCACTTGTCGCCGTGCCGGAGCCAAAGGTTCAAAGTGTTCTCTGCATCGCCGATCGCGTATTTCTCAACCTCGGCGCGGAAGTCCGCATCCATCGTCTCCCAGCGTTTCCCCTTCATCTTGTCTCGAACATCCTTCGAGACTTCGGTGCCAAGCAGGAAGTGGCTCGCCTCTTTGAGTGAGCGGGGGAACCCGAGGAACGCCGTCATGTCGGCGGTGTCGAAGATGTCTTTCGCGATCACTAACGGGACGACCCGAGCTTCGATCAGTGCGCCTAGGAGCGTGAGGTCAAAGGCCGCGTTGTGCATCACCCAAGTTCCTCCGTTCACGCAGGGGCTTCCGTCTGTTGAATCCCACGGAGCACTTTTCGGGTGCCCGACATAACGGAGCCCGTCGTCTCCAACAATCGAGACGAGGTAGATGTCGGTGGCGCGGGCGTAGTGCCAAGCGCCCATGTCTCCCACGGTGCAGTCCTTGGAGTAGAACGATTCAAAGTCGATGGCGTAGGTCGGCATTCAGAAGTGTTCGGGTTGCGAGGTTAATACACCCCGCAACCCTTTTTGTTTACTCCTTGTGAGTTAATGCACGGCCAAGCTCGTGCCCGAAGTTTCCCGCGTTCTCTTCAGAGAACGGCGCAGCCCTTCCGATAGACGCGGCCAAAGCGAGGATTGCTGGGGCCAAGTCTCCGTCAACTCCGTCAAACTGAACATTTGCGCGGAGCCAGTTAAAGTCTTCGATGACTGGGTCCATCTCACGCGAGGGTTCGTCAATCATGTAAAGCGAGGTTTGAGGCTGGTTCATATCAAGCGAGGGTTGAGATGAGTTCCTTTTGAGCCTCGGTGACAAGGCCAGCCGAACGAATGGTCGGCGTCCACCACGACTTGTCGGCTTTTGTCATAATGACGCTGCCCAAGTCCCACTGCCCGCCCTTCAAGCCGGTAGCGGCAAGGTGGGTGCGGAGGCTGGTTGCGATCGGCACAGCCACGCCGCTGTAAGCGGTCGAAGCGAAGGTCGCCACGGCGCGGGTGTAGCGGGTGCCATCCGAAGCGATGTTGTAGAACAACGGTTCGGCGTCATCGCTGATGTCATCCATCGCTTGAATCAAGAACTCAACCGTGGCGATCTCGGAGAAGAATCCGGCACCGCGGGTCCAGTGGACTTGACCACCGGCTTCGCGCACCTCGGAGGCGCTGTTAAAGAGCCTCGCGGGGTTCTGCTCGCGGTCGTCGTATGGGATATTCTCTTGATACTGCTTCATCATTTGAAGCGCGATGACGCGCATGGGAACGCCCTTCTTCTTGTCAGTAGGGTCGATTTTGGAAATCGCGTGTTGCTTGTCGAGAACCCAAGTGCCAGGGCTGAACTGGTCAGCGAGGACACCCGTTTTATTGACAAGGTTGATGCGCGGGAGGCGTGTGTCTGAGGCACTCCAGTCGCCGACCAGTCCCTTCTCCGCGAGCGCGGTGGTGGTTGTGATGTTGGCGAGGGCGTTGCTCTCGGGTTTCGTGGTCGCGAGTTGTTTGGACTCGGTTGTCGTGGTGGTTTCGTCGAATGTTATTGTTGCCATTTTTGGTATTTTTCGGTTTTGGTTTTTGCTCTGGGGTGGGGGTTAGACCTTATGAGGTTATTACTCGTTCAAAAGTTTTTTGATTTTTTTAAGAACGAGATCGTGCCCTCGACTTTCGCTGCGTTGGCGTCGATCAGCTTGTCGCGTAGAGCCGCTTTGGCTTTAGCCATTTGCCCACGCTCCGCGGTGCGGGAGTAGGCTTTTTCCAACTCGCCGATTTTTAGTTTGGCGCAGGCCGCAAAAGCCTCCGGCGTGATTTTTTCTTTCACGACTTCCCAAGCGGCTTGCGGATCGGTGATCTCAAACGCGCTGCTCCGTTCGGCGAGTTCCCACCCTGGAATTTCCACGCCCGAGAGGCGAAGCTCCAAGGCCCGCGCATCCACTTTCTCAGCCCAGCCTTTGAGGATGGGAGCGAGCTTTTTGGCGAGTGCCATTTTCTCGGGATCGGTGATGACCGCAGGGTCGTATTCAGGTGGTAGCGCGAGTTCTTCCGGCTGATACTTGCTGGCGATCGTGAGCGCGAGGCTGTTGAGCTTGTGGCACTGTGCGCGGTTATTACACCAAGCGCAGTGACCGCCTGTCTGGTAGCTTGCGGGGTCGTTTCGTTTGGCGGCGGCGACGATGGCAGTGACCGCAGCGACAAGCCGGTCGTAATCCGCATCGCGAGTCCACTCCACGACATCAATGATGCCCTGGAAGGGGAGCAACACATGAACAGTTATTTTGTTTATGTTGGGGTGTGCATCCCAAATTCCGACGCTGTAAGCCCAAAATTGAGGCGAATCCGCTTCATATTTCCCCCATGCGAACTTGTAATCAACCAATTCGGCGGTGTCACCGTGAAGCATGATGTGGTCGATGTGCCCGAACTGATCGAGCACGATGTAGCGCCGTTCCCGAATTTCCTCCAGCCCTGCTCCGCACTTCTCGCGAAGCTGCCGGAGGTATTGCAGGCAGAGCCCCGCGCATTTGCGAAGGAACTCGTCATCGGCGGGGATGACATCGAGGTTCTCTTTTTCGATCGCGAGGTGCCCTAGGGTGCCGCGGTCAGCAGCGGTGGTGTCTCGCGTGTTGTCGTTGCGAAAGCCTGGGCATTTCGCTTTTTCTTTGAGTGACGACGGAGAATGCTCCGCGTGTTCTTTTTCTGTTGGTGCCGCCGCGATCGACACCTCTGCTATGTCGCGGTTGGTTTCCTTTGTCATAATTCCTTCGTTCAAAATTTGCTGATTCTCGCGCTTGTGGCGTGTGAGGTGCAGAGCGGCCTGCTCGACTGTTCCTGGCGCGTAAAGGCGCAGCGCCAGAGCGCGGTTTTTCGCCCCGACCCGCCGCACTCTCCCGATCGCTTGTTCCTCCGCGGTGCCTGAAAATTGCGGGCAAAGAAGGGCCGTGCGTGGCGCGTTACCGTGCGTGTCGTGGAGGTCGATGGATTGACCTCCGGCACCGATTTGAACAACGAGACAGCGCAGCACATTGGCCTGAAATCTATCGCGGCTTGCCTGTCGCAATTCCTGCGACACCCTCCCGTCAATCGTCTCGCTCATCTCCCCCAGCAATGCGGCGGCTTTGTCGATCGACTCGTGGAAATTGAGAAACAACACAACGCTCCCGCCTTCTTCGACGATCTCTTTCGCTCGCTCCACGAGGTAGGGGACTTTGATGAGTTCGATCGCTTGGCGTTGCCGGAGGTTCTTCACCGCAGCGGGGTCTTCAATGTCGATCATCTCCGAGTAGAGTTTGAGGATTTCGTCGCGGTCCTCGCTCGAAAGATGGATCGGCTCATCGCAGAGCCGGAGTTCGGGGAGTTGGTCAGACAGCACGGCATCCAAGGTGCGGTTGCCGCGACTCGTAAAAATGGAATGGTGCAGATGCTCCATGCGGAGCTTGTTCTCGGGAGTCTTCGGGTCCCATTCTAGACCGCCCCAGCGCCCGTTCTCAGCCCCCATCTTTCGCACCCAGCCCCAGAACGCCCTAGGGTGAAACAAGCCGAGCTTCGCCCCGATCGCTTTCATGCGAAGCGGGCTCTCCGCTGCGGTTGCCGAGAGCATCAGCACGCGGTAGGGAGCGGCTTCGAGCATCTTGCTGTTCGTGCTTTTGTAGCCTGCGAAAACATGAACTTCGTCCACGACCAGGAGGAGCGTTTCAGGAGTCCACTTAAAATCTTTGCCTGACTTTTTGACCCATGGGGTGTTTCCCGCACGGAGCTTTTCAGGGTTTTCGACAAACACCGGCTCGATGCCGAACGCCTCCAGAGTAGCTTGCCACTTGGCTTTAACGCTCTTGGGGCAGACGACCCCTACGGGGAGACCGTAGCGACGGGCTGTTTCGCAGGCGATGATTGTCTTGCCGCCCCCGCAGCCGGTCGCCTCCAGCGAGGCTCCGTTGGCGTCGAGACTCGCGAGGTTTTTCTCCACCGCGTCTTGCTGGAATGGGTAGAGGGAAAACTTCATTCCTCCTCGAAGCCTGCAATCTGGGCGGCACAGCGGGCATAGCCCGCAATGTCCACATAGGAATCGCGAGTTGGCGTGTAAACAGCCCGTGCGATTTTGAGGAGAATCATCAGGTGAGCCACATCCAACGGCGAAAGCTGGGCATTCGGGTCTTTTCGGGCCTGAATATAGGCATTCCAGTGGGCCGCGATTCGCTCGTGGTTGGGCGTCGCTTTGTCGTAATCGCGGCGACGATCGCCGGTCGTCACTTCAATGGCGGTTTGAAGAATCGAGGTTGTGTGGTTATTACTCATTCACCAAAGAAGACTCGCGGAGGATTTCGATAAATTTTTCGGCGGAGAGAACCACGATCCATTCGTGGTCGTTCCGCTTGTGAAATACGACAGGGATTTTCCCTGGCTTGGCGTCGCGCTGCGCCTGCTCAAGCCAGACATAAGGGTTCCCCGCCTCCACCCTTTTGCACTCGATGTGCAGCGGTAGAGAGTCGCACACGACATCGCTTTCGGTCAGACCGAAGCGCCCTTGCGAGAACTGGACCCCACGCTTCGCGGGGAACCCCTGATCGGTGAGAAATCCGGCAAGCTCGCGCTCGCCCCGTGCGCCCTTGGCGCGTGAATTGATTCGCTTGCTCATATATTAAAAAGTGAAGTTCGCCCTTTGCACCAGCGCACCAAGTCAGCTTCGCGATAGACGAATTTTTTGAGGCCCAGTTTTTTGTATGGGAGGTTCATAGCTTGACGCCAGTAAGCCAGGTTTCCCCGACTTACTGGACGACCTAAAAGCTCTGAAAGTCTTTCCAGAGCCCGATCCGCTTCGTAGCTCGTTTCCGCAGGAACTTCGGCGGGCTTTGCCCCGACAATTTCCAAACGGATTTTACCCCCTGGTCCCTGCTCTGCTTTGAAGTAGTCGCATTCCAGAATCATAATCTTAAATAGCGATACCTCCTCAAATAGAGCCTGAGAGCCCTTCGGATGATCCACGACGCGGTTTTTTTCATTCGTTTTTGTTCAAGCTCCAGACCCTTTTCGATGTCTGGCGCTGATGGAAAAGATCGAATCTGTTTAGGATTTCGAGGGTTCATCATGCGGCAACCCAATCAACTCAGGGTCGTCCAAAGCGCACTCAGCGGAGTCTTTCAAAAACTCTAGGCTGAGAACATCAACGGAAGTTCCCGATTTAGCAGAAAGCTCCTTTAGGGTTTCGGCCAATTCATTGTCGATTGTCAGGGTTAATATCATATACGGTTATATTATTTTTATTTTGATGGTTTGGTTATTACACGCCCTGGGGAGAAAGTGTTGAAATGGAGTGAAGTTCTGAGGGGAACGCTTGTTTTTACTTCGAGAGCTTTTTGTGAAGAACCTTGGCAAGCTCGATGATCTTCGGGTCCATCCCGTCTTTAGCGCGTTCTCTTGGCGAATCGCTTTGCATGGTGAGGGATTTTTTGGCTTGCTCAAGGAAGACCCCACTCGGGTCTTCTTTTTCTAGGTATTGTTCGGTTGCTTGACGCATTAAGGCGCTAATTGAAACGCTTTTATATGCGGCCATAATTTTTAAGGCGTAGTGGACCTCGTTGCTTTCAACATACGAGACGCGACTTGTTCCTTCTTTTAGTTGGTTAGGCATATTGTTCCTTTCGTTGTTTTCGCTGTCGGGTTGTTAGACAACGCAACCCGAAAAATGTTCACCAAGTTAATAACCCGTCAAGTTTATTTTCCCTCGCATACCTCCGAACCCGTTCGGGGGTTATTGAAAACCAACCTTCTGCGCTGACTTTTGAGACGAGGGCTTTGTAGTGTTTATTGAGCATGGCGGGAGAGTTCCCCGCAATTTCCGCTGTCATCGCGGCGTTCCGGTGCAGAGCCAGGTGGTATGAGCAGAACGAGTGCCGCAGTGCGTTTTGTTTGGTCTCCACCCCGCAGGCTTTCAATCGAGCTTCATCGAGACTCTCGATTTTGTGTGTCGGGACGATAGGCCCTGCCTGCGGCCCGAACTCTTTCAGCCATTGCTTGAGGCACTCGGGGATGTCCAGAGTCCGCCCAGTGCGGGTTTTTGTGATTTCAGGGCCGAGGCGGATCATTTTTTCGTCGAACAAGACATCAGCCATCGTGAGTTTTTTGTTCGAGGCTTCGGAGCGTCTTGTTCCTCCGAACGCCATCAGCGCCACATATGGCAGATATTTTCTGTCAGTCGCGATGAAGAGGCGGCAAAGCTCCGGTGGGGTGTAGAACACCGGCGTCTCGTCGCGCAGAGCGGGAAGGTCGCAGTCGATATTGACTTTGTCCTCGGAAACAAACCGCTGTTTTCTTGCGAACCGAAGCATCGCCAAGAGCGTCCCGAACAAATTGTGCTTCGACCTCGCGTTGTATTTTGAGGCTCTCAGGAAGGCCAGGTATTCTTCGGGCGCAATCGTGTCGATGTGCCGCTTGCCGAACTCCGGCTCCCATACATTCCGGTGGTGGCGTAGCGTCTGGTAGTAACGCTGCGAAAGTCCTCGCTCCTCGGCGCGGGCGTAGAACGCATCATAGACCTCGGAAAAACTTTTGGGATTCGCCGAAGTGTATTCGTGGAATTTCAAGTAGAACTCGACCGCGACATGGAGCGGGATTTTGCCGAGGCGTTGGCGGCACTCGTTGAAATAAACGATGTCTTCCCCGCAGAGCATCGTGGCTGCTCCGTCGCTAGTCGCGAGATGTTTCACGATTCGCTCCGCCTCTATCATAGCCGCGGCTTCTTTGTTGTAGGATTTGTTGTAGGTCTTCTTGCCTACTTTCCATTTTAGGCGGTGCGTTGTGTATCCGTTGCGAAGCAGTTTTGAGATTCTCACTACGGCGTGTCCGCAGCGCATGACCGAGTTTTTTTCGTCGATGTTTTCAATTTGGGTTTTCATTTTTTCCTTTCTGGTTTTGTCCCAAAAATTGGGACAAAGTGTGTTTTGCGGTGTAATAACCTATACAAAGAATAATACACCGCAACGAAAAAACCCGTAGGCTTGCGTAGGAGAACCAGAAATTTGTCCCCGAAAAATTAGGACAAAAAAGAACGGAGCCTACGGGGCTCGAATTCGTGTATGAAATTGTATAAGGTATTACCAAAAAATATATTGTGTAAAAGCGAAATTGACTGTGTCCCAAGTTAGACCTACCTTGTCCTGAAATGGTTCAAAATAAAGTTGGGATTTTTGTCGATGACGGCAAAACACCGGTCCCAAAAAATAGCATTGTTCGCTATGGCTATGTTTATCCTCCGGGCACCGCGGATTGGACGATCGAGCTTCACGCTTACCGAGCATTAGCAAAAGACGGCACGCCGCGAGAGGAAAATTTCAAGCGGGCCGCAATGATGTTTTTCTCGAAAAACTCGGAGCCGTTTATCTGGCATCCGTGGGCCGACGATATGCTCTATGAGTGCTGCTACTCGCAGTTCGTGGGCTTTGCGGGCTGCGGTTCGTCGGGCAAGTCGGATTTCATGGCGGTTTGGATTTTGCTCAACTGGCTCGCCGCGCCTTATCACACGCTGGGGCTTCTGACCTCGACTTCAATTCGCGATTCCAAGAAGCGCGTTTGGGGTGCGGTGGCCCGCTATTGGCCTGCGATTGCACCTGTCGCGCCTGCGAAGCTCACGGACACGCCGACTCCGGCGATCTATGTGATGCGCGACAAGGTTCGCATGGAGCAGGCAGGCGTGTATCTCATCCCTGCCGAAGCGAAGAAGACCAATGAGGTGACGGGCAAGATGCGAGGCATGAAAGCGCCGCGAGTCTTTCTGGCAGCGGATGAGTTGTCGGAGCTTTCCCACTCGCTCCTAGACACGGCGATGAGCAACCTCGCGAACAACGCGGTGCTCCACATCTGCGCGGCGGCGAACCCTGTTTCTTACTACGATCCTTTCGGAAAATTCGCGGAGCCGCAAAACGGATGGGGCAGTATCACGGTGAACGACGATCGCTGGGAAACCAAGCTGGGTGGGGTTTGCCTGCACTTCGACGCGATGCGGAACCCGAATTATTTGGCGAAGGAAAATCTTTGGCCGATTCAAAAATGGGAAAAGATCGAGGAAGCGGTGGAGCGCCTTGGCGAGGATTCACCGATGTTTTGGCGCGACTACCGCGGCTTCTGGCCCCCGCAGGGCGTGAGCAAAGCGATCTACTCGGAGAGCGAGATCATCAAGTTCAAGGCGGATCAGCCGCCGGTCTGGCAAGGCGCGACGACGCGGATCGCGGGCGTTGATCCCTCGTTTGTTTCGGGTGGAGACCGCTGCGTGCTGTTCGTTGGGAGCTATGGCTTGAACAAAGACGGGGTAGAGCAGGTATCATTTGATACCTTCCATTTTGTCGAGGACGACGCGACCTCGAACGAGCCGCGCACCTTTCAGGTGGCGGCGAAGATCGCCGAAATTTTGCGGCGCGAGCGGGTGCAGTCTTACCACCTCGGAGTCGATGTGACGGGCGGGGGCGTGCCGTTTTGCGATGCGTTATCCCGCGTTCTAGGTAGCAATGATTTTCTTCGGGTGCATTTCGGCGGGTCTCCGAGCGATCGGTCTCTCTCGGCTTACGATGCGACGAAAGCCAACGACAAGTATGTGAACCGCGTCACCGAGCTTTGGTTCGGTGCCAAGGAGTATTTACAGAATGGGCAACTGCGCGGCATTGGCCCCGACCTCGCCCAGGAAATGACGGCCCGCAATTTCGAGACTCGCAAATCGGGCGGGATGAAATTGTGCGTCGAGCCGAAAGCGGACATGAAAGCGCGGATGGGGCGCTCCCCCGACATCGCCGACGCGGCGTTTGTTTTATTGGAGGTGGTGCGCGAGCGGATGGGCCTTCGACCGCCCCAGGAGAGCGGATCGCGGGTTGCCCGCCCTTGGCGCAAGATGATGGGGCGCTTCGATGTCAAGCGTAATTCGCCTTGCCTTTTGGACGCCTAGGTGTAATAATTCTGCAACCATGGAAGCTGTTGAATACCCTTTGACGATCGAGCAAGGTTCCACTTTTCAGAAGCAATTTCGCTGGAAGGTGGACGGGCAGGTTATGAACCTGACGGGTTACACGGCCAAGATGCAGGCCCGCAAGAGCTACGGCGGTGCGGTTGGTTTTGAACTCAGCACCGAGAACAGCCGGATTTTGTTGGGCGGCGCGGGGGGAACGGTCTCATTGGAGATGGCTCCTGAAGAAACGGCGGCGCTCCCTGTGGGAAATTTTGTTTACGATTTGGAACTGACGACCGGCGGCGTGGTCCGCAAACTTATTCGCGGCACGGTGGTTGTGCTGCCGGAGGCAACGATCTGATATGGCGGAGATTATCGAAATTATTGGCTCGGGATTGACTGGCCCCCAGGGGCCCCGCGGGTTGCCTGGGTTGAACGGAGCCCCTGGAGCCGCTGGGGCGCAAGGTCAGATTGGCCCCGTCGGCCCCGTCGGCCCTGTCGGCCCTCAGGGTTTGCAAGGCGACAAGGGCGACCGCGGGCTGCAAGGTCCTAAAGGCGATAGCATTGTCGGTCCCCAGGGCGAGCGCGGGTTAAAGGGCGACAAAGGCGACCGCGGCGTGGAAGGTCCTATGGGCCCCGTCGGCCCCGTCGGCCCGTCTGGCGGACCAGGCCCCGCTGGGGCGATGGGCCCCCGTGGTTTTCAAGGTTTGCGCGGCGACCCAGGCCCCCAGGGCATCGAAGGCCCCCGCGGATTGCAGGGCGTGCAGGGCAATAAAGGCGATACCGGCGCAGTCGGGCCCGCAGGTCCCCGCGGTTATACCGGCCCGCAAGGCCCCCAGGGCGAGGTTAGCAAAGGGTCAGTTATGGCTTTTAGCATCGCTCTTGGAGGCGTGTGAAACAGCAATACACCGGCCCTTACACCTTCGACCTCGCCACGCGCACGATTACGCTGGCGGGTATTGAGGTTCCCCAGGAGCGATTGGCACTGATCGTTAATTCGACGGTCGGGTTTATTTACCACAACCTCGAACACGAACCGACGGCGCAGGTCACGATCTCTGGCGGCGACACGACGATTGTTTTTCCGCAATACAAGGACTGCGAGACGCATCGCGATTCCGACGCGTTGTCGATTTTTTATGACGATGGCGTCGATCTTGGACAGTTGATTAAGGACGAGTCGGACGAGACGCAGGCGTTGTTGCAGGCCGAGTTTGACGAGACGCAGACTTTAGTTTCTGCGTTCAAGGACGAGTTCAAGGACGAGATTGACCACACCCAATCGGTTTTAGAGACGCGGCTGGAGGCCATCGACATTACTCTTGCAGACTTTCAAGCCGAGGCTTTGGCCGAGTCCAATGCTACGCAGAATTTTTTGAGCGATACTCTGCGTCCTGTTTTGGATGGTTTTAAGACCGAAGCGAAAAGCGAGTCGGATGCGACGCAGACGCTTTTGAACCTCAAGCTCTCGGGGCTGATTAACGGGTTTTTGGGGCTGGACGCCCTCGCCAAGTATTCTGCGGAAAATGGGGTCGAGATTGATTTCACCCCCGGGGGATACGGCCCGTCGCAGATTGTGTTTTCGCAAGGCGGCACCCCTATTAAAACGATCAATCTCACTTATGACGCGAGGGGGGCTTTGGTTTTAGTTTCCGCTTGATTTTTCGCTTGTTTGATGTAATAACCACATAACCCGTGAAGCAACAATACAAAGGCCCTACACTTTTCGATGTCGCCACGCGCACGATCACGATGCTGGGCATCGAGGTGCCGCCGGAGCGGGTGTTGCTGGTGGTTAATTCCACGGTTGGTTTCGTTTATCACAATTTTGCGATTGAGCCGAATGGGGATATTTCGATCTCCGGCGGGAATACGGTCATTGTTTTTCCGCCGTATAAGGATTGTGACACACACCGGAATACCGACGCACTTTCGATTTTTTACGACGACGGGGTCGATCTCGGGAAGCTCATTAAGGACGAGTCGGACGAGACTCAGACGCTCGTTCAAAACGAATTTAACGAGACACAAACGCTGCTGACCGCTTTCAAAGAGGAGGTCAAAGCAGAGTTCGACGAGACTCAAGCCATCATCGAGCCGCGTCTGGAGTCGATCGACACGGTTCTTACGGCATTCAAGGCCGAAGCCAAGACGGAGTCCGATGCCACCCAAGTAATCCTTGAAAATCTTTACACGAAGGTTTCGGATTTTAAGACAGAGGCAAAGAGCGAGTCGGACGACACGCAGAGCATTTTAACGACAAAGCTCCCCGATCCGGTGAACGGGCGCATCCCTGTCGAAACGGTGGGGGCTTTTGACCCGACCAACGGGGTGTCGATCGCGATGGATTATGGTGCTTACGGCCCCACCCAAGCGAGGTTTTCCCGCAGTGGATCGGTGGTTAAGACCGTGAATTTGATTTACGACCTCAACGGAAACCTGACTTCCGTGATCCCAGGATGAGATTTTTATTCAACCCTATCACCTCGCAGTTTAATGCGGCTCCTCCTAGGGAGATCGTTTACTCTGACACGGCCCCTGCGTTTCCTGTTGAGGGCACTCGCTGGGTCAATACGCTGGAGATTCGCGAGTATGTATTTACCTTCGATGCCAGCGGCACGGGGTATTGGGTGGAAGTGGGCGTCGGATCGACCGGCCCCCAGGGGGAGCAGGGAATCCAAGGCATCCAGGGAATCCAAGGCATCCAGGGAATCCAAGGCGAACAAGGCCCTGCTGCCACGGTAGCTGTTGGCACCGTCACGACTGGTGAGCCTGGAACGAGTGTTTCGGTCTCGAATGCAGGCACAAGCGGAGCCGCGGTTTTAGATTTTACAATCCCTAGGGGCGCAGTCGGGCAAACCGGCGCAGTCGGCCCCCAGGGGCCACAGGGCATACAGGGGCCGAAAGGCGACGACGGCGCAAGCGTCGTGCTCAAAGGCGCAGTGAATTTTTATTCTGATCTTTCTGCAATCACTAACAAGACCCAAGGCGATCTGTATGTCGTCCAAAGCGACGGCAACGGGTATGTGTGGAGTGGATCGGGCTGGGTAAATGTCGGGCAAATCCGCGGACCGAAAGGCGACACCGGAGCGCAAGGCCCCGCAGGCCCCGCGCCAGCGGGAACCGGTGCGGTGGTTGTGAGTAACGGTGTTGTGGGAACGCCCGTCGGTTACGGCACCACCAATGTCGCCAGCACACTCGTTCAGCGTGACGCCAGTGGAAATTTTTCGGCAGGCACGATCACAGCGAATATCACCGGCAATGTCACGGGGAGCGTGACTGGCGGCGTATCCGGCAACGCAGGCACCGCGACCAAACTCGCCACGGCCCGCACGATCAATGTCTCCGGCGATGTCACGGGGACGGCGCAGAGTTTCGACGGCTCGGCGGACATTTCGATCCCAACGGCGATTACGGCGGGTTCGATTGTCGATGCTGACATCAATACCGCAGCGAACATTTCCGACACAAAGCTCGCGACGATTTCAACGGCGAATAAGGTAAGCAACTCCGCCACCACGGCGACAAGCGCGAACACCGCTTTTGCAATCGTGGCGCGGGATGCAAACGGCAATTTTTCTGCAAACCAAATCACCGCGAATCTCACGGGCAATGTTACCGGCAACGCTACGAATGTTTCTGGAACGGTAGCAATTCTTAACGGCGGCACGGGGGCGAGCACGGCGGCAGGTGC